CAGCACTAACTTCACCAAAACCTGAAGCACTACCACCTGGATGTCCTGAAGATTGCCTTTCAAGTATTGGTATAAAACCATTTTGTAAAGTACCCGCATTCGCATTCGCACCACCAGCAACCGTACCTGGTGTATTGCTCATCATATCGGTGAAGTACTTACCACCAATAACTATCGGATCTGGATCTGGACTAGTGTTATCTCCAACAAATAATCTACCACCTAAATCACCTTGAGTTCCATTTGAAACCGTAACCGCAAGTTCACCAAAATTTATGGTTGCAGGTGCAGCAGTGCCAGTCGATCTTCTTGTTCTTATTATGCTGGCCATTTAGAAACTTCCCCCATTAATGTTTAAATTTTGTGTTGCTCCTGGTGTTAGTTCTAAGGTTGCTTCAAATTTACTCGTTGCTGCATTAAAAACTAACACCATCCCATCTGATAGACCAGCAGATATATCAACATCTGATAGTCCAGCTAAAGTTCCTCCACTACCAGATAGAGAGGATATAACTTTATTTGCATTTCTCGAACCGACTCTGACTTTTATTTCAGACATTTTAATTAACCTGTAGTAACTCCAGCAGTAACAATCGCACTTCCACTAACTATTCTTGTTTTTAAAGAACCATCATTTAATAATACATCATAACTATATCTACCTGCTTTTAAAGCAGATGTAATTGATGACCCTAATGATATTTTCAATTCACCTTGAATTCTATTTGGAAATGACACCGTGAATGATGCCTTATCGCTTAATGAAGCAGGATGTTTTTTTAGTTTTGAAGTGGCTGTAAAACCAGTCAAATCTAAAGGTGAGTTAGCCGAAGTTTCTAAATTAAAAACTTGGTTAAAATCAGCACCAGCATCAATTACTATGTTACTAATATATGCTGCCATTATTTAACTAATTAGAATCTATCTTGGAATATTTATAAATCATTTATCCATAATATTTTTGAGAAGAGTTTTTATCTCGTCCATATCCTTTTTTAAAGAATTCAAATCATCACGCATATTGTCAAATTTTCTTTTTTCCTCATATTTTTTCTGAGAAACTCTTACAAATTTATCGTATTCACTTTGATTTTGACTAATAATCGCATTTGAATCCATATCTCTTACGAGAGAGACATCTGATTTTACTTTTAAATACTTATTCATTAATCAATTTGAAATGATCTAAGTGCAATTGCCCTAAAGTTTTTAATTCTAGGTGGTTTTGCCTGATTTGTAGATGTCATAACAACTTTAATCATAAACGATTTGAACTGAGCTGTATTCTCTGCAGTAAATTTATATTCACTGAAGGTATCTCTTGTTCTATTTGGATTCACAGGACTATCGGAAGAACCATTAGTATTAAATGGGATGTAAGTTGCGTGGTCATCATCACCATCACCTCGAATTAATTTATAGAATAATTTAATATCACCTTCTGCTTCTCTATGACCATCGAACTGGACAAATAATGAGTTAGAAACAAACTCTAAATTAATCATTTTTGTTTCATATATTGCAGTATTTGGATCGGAACCAGGTATTTTTGGTCTACTGTCAGTTTCAAAATCATCTACATTATCATCTACTAGATTACTTATTGCAATAATATTTGGATTTTCTAAATCAACTACTGGAGAAACATCAGGATTATCAGTTGAAAGTGTTAACTCTAAAGCAAATGATTTTTCATTGCTAAGTAAATTTTCCTCATTTATTTTTGATGCAACCATTCTTGGACTATCAAGGAAATTTAATTTATTTAAAGATATATTTTCATAACCTAAGTCTGTGAATGAACCCTCATTGCCACTTACACTAGTTCCAGATGTTGTCTTAATTCTACCAGATATGTTTGTTCCCGTGGGTGTTAATGATGTAATTTGTGGGTCAATCATTTCAAATGGTATGTTTTGGGAAACATGAACTTCTTTTCCACCACCAGATTTTGTGGTATTGAATGTTGGATCTGTATCTGTATCAGAAACCTTTATAAAGTAACTATCGAATGTTTTTTCTCTAGGATCTATATCATGATCTTTATTAATCTTTGATAAAGATACTCCATTAAATTCATACTTATAAACTAAAGTATCTGCAGAATGATTTGATTTCAAACTTTGATCAATTCCCCTATCATCACCATCAATAGTAATTGTATTGCTTGAAATTTGATTATATTGTATAATCTCTTTATCAATAAGAAGGAATCCTGAGTTTCCAGCTCCAACTGCAGTGCCTTCAAATGTTGAGAAGTTTGTTCCGTCTGAAAGAGTAATTGATGTAGTATCATCATCTATATTACCAGTTAAGACTGTTGGTATTCCATCAGGGTGGAAGTTTGATATTCTAACTTTATTAGTGCTTGAATGCATTCCGTGATTTTTATGATCAAACTGAAGTGTATATCCATCTCTTATTGGATCTGGATTGACTGTAGCGATATCGGCATTTGCTATTACAGTCGCAGTTCCACCACTAGCAGTGTGAGTTATATCTCTACCGCTTACGAAACTATCTTTGACATCATCTAAAATTAGTAAATCAGTATTGTTGATAGCAGTTGCTCCATGTTTAACGACTGCTCTAACTCCTGATCCTCTATTACCAAGATTTCCGAATAATAGTAAATCGCCTTCAGCATAACCAGAACCACCAGTTGTTACAGTCACATCAGAATCATCAATGAGGTTACCTGACGCATTACTTGAATCGACTGTGACACTTATTATGGCACCAGTTCCTGAACCCGTTAATGCAGTAACACTAACATTAGTATATGTTCCATTCACCAAACCAACACCACTAACACCTTCAGTATCTCTTACAATTGCTAATTTGCTTGCAACATTTATTGTTAAAGGCCCACCAGTTGCAAATATTCTTCCAGTATGTACAGTACCAAGTTCATCTGTTTGTGTAACTTTTTCACCTTGTGCGATTGTAGCAGAAGTAGTTGAAGATAACTTAATATTAACTCTCTTAGAGAATCCTACTGCTGGATTTTCTTTCCTAATTTTACCAAGAGGTAACTGACTATTATGTAATAAAACACTTGATGGTTGATTTGTCACAAAACTTGCTTTGTTAAGTTTAAACTTAAGATCCTCATACTGACTTGGAGTCCAAGTTCTATTATTTTGTGATTTAAATAATGAACCAAGAACTGGTTGAGAACTATTAAATGCTTGAGTGATTAAATCAATTTCACCCATTCTGTTTATGAAAGCTAGATAGTTAAGAGTTCTACCTGCCATTAATATTAATGAATACTCATATCCACTTTGCAGGTAAACTGGTGATTTAAATTTAAATTCTGTAGCAGCACTTCCGTCATCGGATACGTTTACATCATCTGGATCTATTTCGGTTTCACCAAATGGAACAAGTGTTTCAGTTGGAGTTCCATCTCTCATAGTTCTTATTTGAACAGTTACTGGAAGTTCTTCATCTTTTGTCTTAAAGAATAATTCTCCACTAGTAATAAAAATACCGTCTTTATAACTTTCAGAATCAACAAAGAATGACTGTGCTAATGGATCACTATCATCAACCTCTTCCCTTTCAACATTTACCGTGACTTCTTGAACTTGCTCAGTTCTGTCTCTTGTAAATGTTCTGGTAACATCCTTTACTCCGACTTGTTTTCTTTCAATCTTAGGTGTCTTAATTGATAATGTTTGCTCTTGTGTATTTGTTTGATATCCACTTGCTAGGTATTCTGCTTCTGCTGCACTGGAACCAGGATCTAATATACTTGCATTAGTAGCACTTGTTGTTACTCTTATAGTATTATTACCAGTAGTGAATAGAGGATTACCTATAACTTTTGGATCAGGGATATGTAGGGAGAATATTAGATCACCTCTTTCATCACTTATTAAAGCTACATCACCGACTGTTGCCTCTCCATTACCTAAAACAGAAGCAATTTTCATTCCCTTTTTAACATATCCACCAGTTAAAGGATCTCTAGGTTGAGCTAAATCTGCAGTATCAATGTTTATAATTTCACTTGTGCTTGAATATGCTGTTGGGATAGTTATTTCACCAACATTTGGTAATACACATCTATCAAGAGTTTTATCGGGATCATTGAATGGGCCTAATTTATGATTTATATTTGCTGCTCTAAATTGTATACTAGCACTTCCAGGATTTACTTCACCCACACTTTGAATTAATTCATTAGGAGCAAAAGTTCCCCTATCCATTGTAATCGGAAGATACTTAGGAACTACAAATAACGAGAGATCACTATTTTCCATAAAAACATAAAATCTTGTATTTGGTTTCAATCTCTTTGCATGTACCTGAATATTTCTTGATCTTACATTATATAATACATCAATACCAACGACCTTAGTTCCTAGATCAACAACTTGTGTAGTCGATGATAACTCAAGACCAAATTCTCTTTCTATTCCCGTTTCTTCAAATGTTTGTCTAATTGTATTTTCAACATCAGCAGTAGTTGTTGTTGTGGTAATTATTTCGTTACCTCGATCCTGTTCACTTACATGACTATTAGATGAAAGAACTTTTTTGTCAATAATATCTTCATCAACTAAAGTTGCACTATCTCTACCGTTCCAAGTAGTTTCATGTGAATTGAAGAAACTAGATGCCATTCCACCATTTTCACGATCCTCTACACCTAGTAATGTTGAAATTGCATCATATGCATTATCAATCTCAGCATTTAATGGTTCTAAAGGTATTTCTTCTATCCAAAAATCAGAACTAGGAAGTAAATCAATTGTGCCAACAAATATGTCAACAAGAAATGGATTTAAGTTTTCTGTTCGAGTTGCATTTGGTTGATTTAAAAATACTTCTTCAGTATAACTTAAAGTTAGAGCTGCACCACCTCTTGTAATATTTGAATCAGGAAAATCATTAACAAAATTATAATCTGTAGTTGTTGGATTTGCTTGAGTAGTAACAGTTTCAAATACTAAACTTACATTTCTTTCTGTTGTTCTTGGTCTTAATTCACTTTTTTCAATATCAATATCAAACTTAGACTCACCAGTTAAATTATGAGAATTGTGATTTCTAAAATTATCTACAAAGAAACCAGATTTAAATTTATCTAATCCAGTATTTGGATCTTTTATGACTAAATTTTTAGTATCTGTCTCTAATAGAGATAATGTTGTATAATTTTCTAAATTTTTAATTCTACTTTCAAGACTTCCAATATCCCTCATTGTATATCTCTTATGAGGAACTGTTTTAATTAAAACTTCAGATGATGCGTTTCTAATGTAAGGTGATAATTTTAATGTAGCAACTTGGAATGATTCTTCATTTGGTAGAGGTAATTTTGGAAATCTGGATGGTGTTCCTTCTTTTACAATAAATGTTCCCTCTTTTGTTAGATATAATCTATCAATTCTGCCTAGGTAATATGAATAATCAACTACAACAGTTTTACCAGATACCACTGATTCTGAATTAGTGGATGAAAAATCTCTTGATGCATATGAGAATGGAGAAATACTACTTCCTGTGTTATATGGTGCAACTCTTGGTCTAAAATCAATAAAATCAGAAGCATATCTATCAAAAACATATGGTACTTCTGTTGAATAATCAAGACCATTATAACTGTTAACTGTCTCTATATTTCCTGATGTTTCATTATTTTGAAGGTGGTCAAATATGACTCTTAATTTACGAGATGGTTTTTCAACATTAGGTTCTCTAATAAGTCTAGAAAAATCAGCAAACTCAACTCTTTGTCCATTATCTAATTTAAAGTTCTTAAGAATATTTCTATCACCTGGTGTAACTCCAGTTATCGTAGCAAAGATCCCAGAGGTCTTCAGAGAGATGTTTTCACCAACTTCGAATGTATTTTCGTTTTCATAAACAAAGGACAACTGAGTCGCTTGTGCGTCTACTACACGAGCAACTGCACCTGATGTTCCACCAATAAATTGTTCTCCAACAGTTACGTTTCCATCAAATGTATCAGTTTGATTTGTTACACCTATTAAAGGTAGATCTGGATCAGTTGAATCGTTAGTTTCAAATACTCCTAAAACACGGACAACATCTGGTTCATTTAAAGATATTTCTTCATCTTGAACTCTAGTTCCATAGACAGCATTGAATGTCAATCCATCATTAAATGTTGTATCTGTGGTGCCAGATCCTTCTAAATTTGATCTATTAATAATTAAACTACTACATCTTTTCAATGATTTTTCTTTTGATGCCAACGCACTTCTTCTTATTGCAGCTGTTAATTTTGCAGCACCACTTGCTTGTGATAATCCATTAATAGTAATTGTTTTGAGACTTGCATTTATCGTTACCATTGGTGCGAATAATTCTTCAACTACACCACCAACCTCTAAAACATAATTAAATACACTAAATGGTTCAAAGAAAAGATCACTTGTATCTCCACTAATAGAATTAATATTAAAAGCAACACTATTTGAACCTGCAGTTGCTGTGAGTTGTTTTCTTGTGATATATGAACTATCTAAAACATTGATTGATTCAACATATCTGTCTGCTAATTTAACTCTAAAACCAGGATCATCTGATTCAGTTAAAGAAGGTACTAAAACAGAGATACCAGTTTGAGCATTGTTATTAGTAACTGTTCCATGACAAACTCCTTCAAGAGATACCTCATTAGCAAGAGTTACAGTATTTTTACCAACTGTTCCAACTCTATTGAAAACTGGATCAGATTGACCTGATGTTGCATATGTAATAATATCCCCTTCTTTTAATTGACTTCTAAAATCAGCAACTGCTCCAGATGCCATTGCATTTCCACCAGTGATAGCAAACTGTGCACCTTCGTTAAATACTTGTTTTTTACGATTTAATACTGTATTTGCCGTAAATCCAGATGAGTCACTGACTGATTTAACGTCTTCAAAACTATTATCTACAATTCGTTGAATATTGTTTCCTATATCTATTCCGTTAACAATTAATGGTTCATTTATTTGAAAAGATCCAGTAACATCACGAAGAGTTACATTTTGCCCTGATGATACAGTTCCGATTGCATATCCAACAGCTCCGCTAAATTTACCCTTTACATGAGAATGTATTGATACAGCACTACCAGATGTAAATGTATTTTGAACTATTAAAGTTGTATAGAGTTGAAGATCGTATATTTTTAAATCATACGTAGAGAATGATCCCGATGTTCCAACAACTTTTTGATCATAGTCAAAAATTCTTACATTTCCAATGACCGATCCTAGAGTTCCTTGGGTTGCACTAGTTCTTCTATTTCTTAAATCAATCGATGAACCTGCACCAAATCCAATTGTTGGTGTTCCTTTTACATTTGTAACTTGCATCGAATTACCAATTCGAATGGGAACACTTTGATTCTCAACTAACTTAGTGGTTCTTGGTTTTAATACATCAATTGATGATGTTGATATTTTCTCTACTTCATAACCTCTTACATATGCTTTTCCTGAAGATACTTGCAAACTCAACATATCCTCTTTTGGTGTGTTACCATTCTGTGTTTGCTGAGTATCAAAGTATATTCCTCTATTACCAATCCTGTCATTTAATGTTTCTTTAGCATTTAATGAGAATGGTTTTACATAATAATCTCCCGATTCATCATAAGTTCTTCTTGCTAATTCTTGTGCAAATATATTATATTCAGTTCTAGTAACTATATTTTTTACAATACCGTTTTCTACTCTTAATAATTCAACAAAATCGTTATCATTGATATCTGATAAAAGTTTTTTATGTAAAGTTACTGATAATTTAAATCTATCTGCACCAGGTGCTGCTTCATTTGCAAATCCTTTAGCATTATCATATAAATCTGAATTTACAGATGATGCTTTAACTGTTTCTTCTGTTACTAAAAATCCGACTCTGTAACTTGGATTATTAGAATATTGATCTAATATTACTGTTGATGAAACATTCTTTACAAAAAAACCACGAACAAAGTAAATACCCTCACTTACAGAAAATGCAGATCCAGTGGATGTCGCATTAGATACAATACATCTTGCAAATTGACTATTTGCTGCAATACTAGTATTAAGATAATTAAAAGTTGATAATGCTATTAAGTTTTCACCGTCTGCAAAAATACGAGTGCTTCCATCTGGCCCAGTTTTTGTATATTTGACATATAATGTATCAAAACCATCGATTGATTCTGAAGATGTTAAACGATTAACAACTATTGCCTCTACTCCTGTTACTTCTCCTTTTATCTTTATCTTATTATCAACTAATATTTTTGTATAACTGTTTACTGGGATATTTAAAAAATTAGGATCTATCTTTACTGCAAAATACTCAGAATCATATGAAGTTCCACCAGGAATTATCATTGAACCTTCTTTAAAGAAGTGTTGTCCAAATTTTTCAACCTGATTTTGAAGAATTGATTGTAATGTTGTTAGTTCCCTTGCTTGAACTGGAAATCCTGGTTTAAACAAGACTTTTTGATAGTTTTTACTATCAACAAAATCATCAAAATAAGGAGAGACGTTTAAATTAGTATTTTGTGGCATCTTTTTAGAACTCTATGACTATTTTTACTTCTTCTTTTTGTGAAGATGTTCTCGTTACTGGTGCTCGATTATCTATGTAGATAATTTCTCCAGAATATTTTTTAACATCGGGATTTGCTTTTCCAAGATTAAATGTTTGTCCGAGATCAACATTTTTCCCACCAACTGATGATGTTCTACCACTAAAATTAATATCAACAACTAAATTTTCTGGTGATCCTCCAGTAATAGGAGCATTCTCTATTCCCTCAAAATCTAGTTTTTTATATGAATATGTTGAAAGAGTGGAAAAACCAACTGGTTGATAATATCTTAAAATTCCAGTGTCTGGATTCCAAGATGCAACATAACCCACTGCAGTAGAATTAACTCCGACTACTTGCGTAATTAACGTATTTGGTTCATATGAAACTTGTGAGGTGGTTAATCCAGATGATACATCTGGTTCTAGTTTTAAAGCACCCAAATTAGTCGCAGTCGTATTATTTAGAAGGTCAGTTCCACTAAATTGAAGTGGATTTTTAACTAAACCAACACGAGAAAAATCATTACCAAGAACATAATCTGGCACATGATCAACATTATTATCATACTTAGAGTATAACATAACTCTAAAACCACCCAATTCACGATATATATCTGCACCATGTCCTCCTTTAGGAGGTATCACAACTTCAAATTCTGCATCAGTGCCTAATATAAGAGTTTTTCCACCAAAAGATCCAGCTTCAAATCTAATTGATGCATATGTATAATCAGTTCCCCCAATTACAGATGATACGCTCTCTATAATTCCGCTATTAATATTTACTGATATTGAACCTCCTGTCCCATCTCCTGAAATAGGTATTCCAGATATAGTTCCAGTATTTGTAACTGTACCACCTTCATCAATACTATATCCAGAACCACCATTTTTTACAATTACAGTTTCAATTTTTCCGTTTACTGCAGCATCTTTTACAGTTGCAGTTGCTGTATCTCCCCACTTTTTTGGTAAAGGAATATATGAATTAGTTACAAATTTAACTATATCTGATGGTGAAATAGTAAATAAGTATTTCCAGAGGTAACCATCTGATCCATTACCAGCTTCTTGTGGAACTGTATTTGTATGAGTTGGTTCAAACAAAGATTTTTGTCCGTTGGGATTGTCTGGGTTTGATCCGTTATTAATACATAGGTATAAGTTAAACTCAGAATTTAATACAAAGTAATTTGAACCATATAAAGTGGTGGATTTAGTTTGTGGAGTGCGATTAGTAGCTGAATAGTTATTTCTATACATCTCATATATCGTTCCAGTTTGCCAATCTAATCTAGGAACTACTCTTCTAACGTCATTTTCTGTTACTTTTTTCAAAAAAAGCATACTATCATAATAAAAATTTTCTTGATCAAAAGCATCTATGGGATTTGGCACTGGATTACCCCAATCGGAAACTCCATAGTTTTTCACATCTACATTTTTTGGATTTGGATGTCCTAAAAAACTGTAATAGTTATTATTTCCAGTAGAACCAATACCTACAAAACTATCTACAAAAGTTTCTGCGTTTAATATACGATATTGGTCAGTGATTATTGCGGGCATTGATACTTACATTTTTTTGATTATTTATACCTGTTATTAGTAAAGTGTTTTTATAGGTAGAGTTCTTATCACTTGAGCTGATGTCTCGATTCCCAAAATTCCATTCTGATTATGGAAAGTGAATGCTTTTGAATTATTTCCTCTAGTAATATCAATTGATCCCCAACTATATGTTCCATATTTAAATCTAGAAGATAAAGTTGTAGTATCTATTCCTGCAATTGAATTAACATTTGCAAAAACTCTTGTTATAGATGAACCAACAGAGACAAAATGTTCGGCAAAATACACATTATCTAAGAAAGTATTTCCTACACCGACGATTTCTGGGCCAGATGATGTAGTTTTTATTCCAGTAACACCATCACCTATGAATGTATTTTTAATTACAAAATAATCACCAGTGTTTATACCCGATCTAGATCTTTTTTTATCCTTAGTACCATCTGGTATGCCATCTGGATCATATATTCCATAATCTTCACCAGGTTGTGGTTTAATTTCAAAGAATATTGCAGGCCCAGTGGTATTAATGCCAACTGCACTAGTTCCAATACCAACCACAATTCCATAATCTCCTGCATATGATACCTTTTCAATCTTCTCTACGACAGCAGTGGTTCCCAAACCAACAATCGTTATATCATTTTTAGTCTGAGATAAATCATCTATTTTTTGGAAAAACCAAGTATTTTCCACATACATTTTAGTATCTGTGTTACTTATTGATTTAATGATACCAGTTGTTGGTTGTATTTGAGGTTCTAAGTAATTTCTCTCTTTTGATATTTTAACACCATCAATGATTAAATCCTTTGTTTGTTTTCTCCACATGGTTGGTCTAATAAAATCAGCATCAGTTGAAATACCAACTCCTCCATAGGTTGTCGTTTCTACGGTATCTGCTGCAATTAACTCATAAACTATTCTATTTTCTTGTTCACTAACACTATCAAAATATTGTAATCTCAATTCATCTCCTGGTTTTATTGTTTCATCAACATCGACTACAATAAAATCTTCATCAGATCCAGTGTAAAAATACATTTTAAATTTACTGCCTGCTTTTGGTGCTTCTTTAAATGATATTCTTGTTCCACCTGTAAATACATAATCTTTTCCTGGTTTTTGTAGGATATCATTAATGAATATTAGTAAATTATTTTGTAGAATAATTCCAGAACCTTTTTGAGCTACTATACTGTAATATTCTTTATTTGTAATTGTACGAGTTATCAAGAATGATTTTCTAAATCCATTAAATTGCTCACTAAAGTCATCAAGTTCTAATAATTGACCAAAACACCAGCCTGCAAATTTATCTTGAAACTTATTTCTAATTGTGATGTTAAATGCACTTGTTCCAATTCCAACTTGGAAAGGTAGAGTGGTTAATTCTAAATTATCTCCTATTTCGTAACCTATACCACGATCTGACATATCAAATGATATTATACTACCACCAGTTCCTACTACAACATCTATTTTAGCACCAGATCCATTACCACCAGATAGTGGAATATTTTTGTAAGGACTTGGTGGTGCAGCAGTAACAAAATTAAGTCCAGTTGAAATACCTGTAGATGTATATCCACTACCAGCATTTGATATATTTAAAGAAGTGACTATTCCTGCTGTAATTGATGCCTCTATGACAGCACCAGATCCAGTGCTAGATGCAATTGAAATTATAGGTGGATTTATATAACCAGCACCTCCAGTAAGTATTCCTACAGTTGATATAGTTCCTGTGTTTGAAACTACTGCACTAAACAAAGCTTTTCTAGGAACTTGATATCCACTTCCAATACCAACATCAAATTCATTTATTATTCCACCTCTAGGTAAATCTTTATTACTAGAAGTTCCTGTAAAATCAATAGTTTGACCAGTTCCAACAATTTCATAATCTGATTCTTTAATACTACCAACATCTCCATAGAAAGGTCTTTGGAAAATATTATTAATCAATATGGCACCGAAACTAGTATTAATACCTGTTAGTTGTGTACCATTACTTGTTAAATTAAACTTATCTGTAGATCCATCGAATCTATCAGATATATCATCAATAATTTTATTGGTGTTATAATCTAATCTATAGTATGCTCTTCCAGAAAAAGTAGAAAATGTTGTAATTCCAGTGCTACCTGTAGGCCCATAAGGTGCTTCAGAAAAATATATTCTCCCCTCATGAACTCTATAATCACCCTTTAATACGGTAACTGATGCACCAATAGTATGTGCTGTAGCAACTGTTCCCATTTCTCCTCTAACAACACTTAAGGCATTTGGCATAGTTGATCCAATACCAACTAAATTTACTTTTATAATTTCATTTTCTATTCTAAGTAAAGATTTGCCTGCAATCTCAGAAGCATCATTAAAAGATATAATATCAGTTGATATTCCAACTTCAGTTGATAAACCTACAGATACAACTGTTGATATACCGATAGGACTTTGAATTATATTATCAATACTAATTAATGCTCTGATAGTAGCATTTTCAGATGGTACTGATAAAGTGTGTTTTGTTCCAATTCCAGTTATATCAGTAAATGACACTGCAATTCCAGCACTGGCAAAACTAGCAGCAGTAGCAACTTGTATTATATCAGAGTCGATTCTAATTGCAAAAACATCTGATGGTAATAGTGTAGTTACACCAATACCAGGAATATCAGTGCTTGCGATTCCGATTGATGATTGTCCAGATTGTGGTTTATAAGTTAATTTTTCACCCGTATTAAAATTATGTTTTGGTATTGTAAGTAAATGAGTATCAGTCGTTATTCCTGTAGATGGATTAAATTCTCTATGAAATAGTGGATCACCATCAGTAAATACATTAAAACTTGTAGTTCCAATAACGCCACCACCAGTGCTCGTTACTATTCCTGTAAATTGAGAACTTATATCATCTATCATTAAAACTTTATTAGTTCTTGATTCATTATAATCAGTTATTATTTTTGATTTAAACACAACTAGTTTTGATAAATCTGGATCTTCAGTATCCTCATTTACCATATCATAATAAAATTTTTCGTGAACAGATGCTTCTTCATCTATATCAACTTCTAAAAAGAGATCACTATCTGATTTTATAGTATGTTGTGCGGTAGATCCAATACCCAAATTGCAGAAATTTTTAAATCCAGCTACATGATCTAAACTATCAACTGCATCTTTCCAAATGGTGAATGGAACTTCACCTTTAACTGAGTATGAAAATCTTTGATAGTAATCATTATCATGTATTCTTTGAATATCTAAATTTAATTTTCCAATATCAGTTTTCCAACTGTTAATGTTATTTGCTGTCGCATCTACATTTAAATCAAAATCAAATTTAAATTGATTGGTTACAGTGCCTTTATTATTAGTTATTTTTCCTATGATAGAATCTTCTTTTGAAAAATCTCCAGTAACATCAAATATTTTTAATGTTTGTGATACGGGATCCCAACCATTTTCTGCAACTACTCCTGTAATGTTTTTATTAACAACTTCAACCACTTCATTTTCAGCAAATGCGGATTTTCTAAATGTCGGTGCAAATTCTGCTAACTCACTTCTTTTTATGACTCTACCAAAGTTATTTTCTTGTTGATATGTTCCTCCAGTGCTTCCAAGTCCAACTAAGGAATAACTAATTGATTCTATTCCACTAGTAGTATTAATACCAGTAACAGTAAAATAAGCATAATTATAAGCACTAGAATTATATCCATCATTACCATCTGTTGTTTTTACATTTTCAACAAATATTTCATCACCAATTGCGAATGGAAATGTTCCTCCCTGATTATAAAATCCACTATCAGAACCAGTTTCTGGGTTAGGTGCTCTCAAACCTAAAGTAACTGTTTTATTACTATCAGTTGAAGCTTGAGTTACTACAATACCATTTGAGTTTATTACAGGAATAATTCTAAGATCTTCCGATAATCCACTATCATTAGTTAAAATTTTAACATCAATAACTGATGTTCCATTTAAAGTTGTTTTTGCAACTATATTTGGTTTTCCAATCGCAATTACTTTTGGAGGACTTGTGTAATTAGTTCCTCCAGTGACTATTCCAATACTTTCAAGAGTGAATATATCCTTTAATTCTAAAATTACATTACTATCTGCTTTTGGTTTTAATGTGTTATCTGGAGAAAATTCTAAACCTTGATTAAAAACTTGAGTTTTATTGACACTTCCAATATCATCTGTTTCTACAGTTAATACGACATTTTTACCTTCACTTGTACCGATTGATGTAATTATAGGTAAATCAGTTACATTAAAACCTTTATTTAATACATTTATTGAATACACTCCACCAACTTCATTAGTTGATTTTGTTGAATAAAAGAAACTGGATATCCCCGTAGAATCATATAAACTAGTTTCTGCGATTCCAGTAACAATTGTTTGACTAGGATTGTCAGGATTTTCGTAAGTATAAGCACTAGTATGAATTCCAGCTCCAGTTGGATTAAATTGGAATATGTTAGTTCCGATTCCCGTTACTTTAAATTCTTGATTGAATTTAGAATCAATAACTTTTATTTGTGAATAATTTGGAACTCTTTCATCAACAGCAAAAGATAAAGTTTTAGTTATATTTGATTCTTTACCTTCAACTTTATAATAAAATTCTGATGCTAATGAATCTGTAACTGATATTGTAATTTTATCATCAGTTTTAGTGATTAAATCACTATTATAATTTGATTTGAAATTATTATCTACAAAAAATTCAATATCAAAATTATTTAAACTTGAGTCATATGTTAAAAATTCAATTGTATTGTTTTTATAGAAAGATAATTGTGGATTAATTTTTGATATTTGATGACTTGATCCACCAGTTGTGCCAATACCAATATAATTATAGGGAAAAGATAAAATATCATATTCGTTTTCTGCTAATCTTATAGTATCTCTAGAATCTCTAACAACATAATAAACTCCATTATCAACTAAGGGGACAGCTGGATCTGATGAATTATAAACGATTAAATCACCAGTATTAAAATCATGATTATTGAGAGTTATTTTTGATACTGTAGTTCCTATACCAATAGCAGTATCTGTAAATGTTATGGGGTTTACAACTAATTTTCTAATATTTTCATTATACCTTAAGTCAAAGGTTTGAGTTTTATCAGATGTTACGTGTAATTCAAACTCATCACCTATTGATAGATTATGCTGTTGACCCACAGTTGTAGCAGTAGCAACAGTGACAGTTCCATTTACTCTTTTCAGAGACCCAGAAAGATTATCTGTAATGATTTCTATTTTATTATCATCTCCTGCTGTGGTTTCAATCTGTTTAAAAAATATTGTACTAAATCCAACTTTTTCAGTAGATAATCCAACATATGAATTACTTAATCTGACACAATAAAGTCTATCAAAATCTGCTAAATCAAAATTTTCTGTTAAATCTTCATCTCTAGAAAATATAATAGTGGATCCAATAGAAACTAATGATACTTCATCACCATTTTGGAAGGGGTGATTTGGTAGATATATTGCTTTTGGTGGAATTGATTTATTAATGGGTGAATTTCCAGCAAATCCAACTACAACATTTGTAGTGGTGCTTCCAATGCCAACTGATCTTGCTGCTTCAAAATATTGAGTTTTAGGTGATTCTACATTTATATTTTCAACTTTTTTAGAAATTTCATACGTGAACTCTGTTTCTAATCTAGTAACTAATGCTCCTGTGTTATGAGTTGCAGGAGTAGTTGAGTTATGCCCTCTTCTAAGTCTATATTTGTTATTAACATCGTCATGGTCTATGACTAAAAACTGTTCGGAGTCAATTTGAACTACATCATTGATGCTAAATTTTCTATTAATAGTAGGATCAAGAAAAGCAATAAAAGTTGTAATTCCACTAGTGGCAAGATTAGGTATGTTTTCCGATAAACCAGATGTTACTGTAGATACATCTATAGTTCTAATTCCCTCGATATTTTTATAATTTGTTGAGGATATTCCTGATATCTCAACTACATCTCCTGCTGATAATCCATGTGGCACAGTTGATATGCCAGTTACTTTATTATCAGTGATTGAAAATATTAAATTATCAACTATGGTATTCGTGGTTCCTACTGATATAATTGGTTTTCCTATAACTTGCTCCACGCTGGCGGTTATAGTTGGATCATTGAAATTTAATTTATCATTTACTTTGTAACCTGTTCCAGACTCAATTACAGTAACTTTTGTTAGTGTTGATGAATCAACACCGTCAACTTTAATTAAAGCTTTTGATTTTAATGAATCTTGAAGTAAAGGGTATTTTCTGAATACATCATTCAATCCTAAATGTGTTACATTTCTTTTATATTCACCAGTATTTAAAACTTCATCTGATTGAATTTTAGTTATATCATAATTAAATTCATCTGTAGCGTTATTATGTAAAAATGTAATATAAGGGAATGATGGATTTTTTGTTACACTATCAATAGTTGAAAAATAAGCATATGTCCCATTAGGAAAATCTGAATTCTTAACAAATTTTCCGTTATATTCGTCTAAATCACCACTTTCATCATAAATGTAATCTTGAACAAAATAACCATCTTGATAACCAGATGGTCTTAAATTGGTATCTGAAATTGATTTAAGAACATAACTTGATTCCATAAATGTAGTGATACCAGAATTATTTGTGCTTACAGGCCCATAAATTGGATTTCCATCATAAGACCATCCAACTATTTTAGAATGAGAATCAGTTGATTCAACAAAATTGGGATCGATATTATCTCTAAGTAAACGACGATATTTTTTTGGTGGATAAAAAGCACATATTTTATTATTATTAGTTAATGATACCGATCTTATCTGTAATAATTCAGAATTATCTAAGGTTAAAGCATAATTATATCTTTCAACTGAATTTATTTTCCATTCATGAACTTTTGTTCCAATAATTTCTTCAGATCCAGAAGGTATTACTTTTATGATTGTATTATTTTCATCATACCCAGTTCCTCCTGAAATTATATTAACACCTGTAATTTTTCCATTAGATACAATTGATTCTAATTTAGCAAAATTACCGATTGTTCCAGAAGTTCCACCAACACCTACAACCTCTAATTCTGGAGGTGTTGTATACTCAGATCCAGAATTTAAAATATTAATGTCTGATATTTTTCCTTGAGAAATTATTGGCACTATAAAACCATCTTTACCAGTTAATAACTTTACATTTGGTGTACGTCTATAGTTTGCTATATTAGTTACTCCATATCCTACACCACCATTTTTAACAAAAATACTCTTCAATCCACCTTTTACAATCGTTTTTGCAGATGCCTTGTAATAATCTGGAATTAAACTTGTGGTTCCAACAGAAACTTTACCTTCAATTTTAACTTGAATATCTGGATATTTAAATGTGTGAGTTCCAGATCCAATACTGTTTAAATTAACATATATCTTTCTATTATAATCAGCACTAGATATAGTTGTTGCTGTTCCTGCATTACTCAATTTAAACTTATCCTCATTAATAACTGTTACTTTATAAACTGAGGATTCTGATAATCCAGAAATAACAGTTCCATCAGAAATATATTCCAATACATCTCCATTACTAAAATTATGATTTTTTGCAAATATGTAATTATTAAACGTGTTAATACCTACAAATGTTTTGAATAAATCTTCTTTAGTAGAAGTAGGGTATTTTTGAGAATCTACTAAAACTTTATGATTAGAATATTCTGATCCAACTTCCTTAACTACTATTCTATCAATAATCTGTCTATTTTTATTTGATCTAAAAGTATGACTTCTAGTTCCATTATCAAGAAATTCAATTAAATTAGTTTTAGCTAAAGCTCTATCTTTAGTAATTGCTAATCTAAAAGAGTTATTATCTACTTTTGATACAAAATAATTACTTCCAGAAGATAATAAACTAGTGTCAAATCCGACGTTAACACCAGTATTAATTCCAATTGGATCTCCTGTGGCAATATATGTGACTTTCTCTCCATCCAAAAATCTATGATCACCCACTAAAGTGTGATTTGTTAAATTGATTTCAAATTCAGTAAATGTTTTGCTATGAGTAAAACCTCTCATTTTTGCTTCACAGACAGCACCAGTTCCATTACCACCTATAACACTAACAGAAGGTACCTCAGAATAGTCAAATCCACCCTCATTTACTATGATTTCAGATAAACTACCAGAAAAGTTTGCATACGCCTCACAACCGCTTCCAGAGTCATCTGTGATTGATAAAGTAGGTGAATTTACAACATTATAATTCTTTCCAGAGTTTAAAACTTCAAATTCATCTATTTGACCATAAAAAACTGAATCTTCAGAAATAGGAGAATGATACTCTATACCATTTAATGATACGCCAATGGGGCCAATTATATTTTTATTATTTTTTCTTATTTCAGGATTTTTTAAAATTCTTTTAAAGTTGTTCTGGTTTTTTAACTCTTTACCATCAAATAATGAAGCAGGTATCAAAATATGTGTGCCAATTCCCACATTATCATATTTAATTTCTTCAAAAATATTTCTATAAAGATTTGAAGGATTCAACGCTAATTTTATATTATCATTATCAACTACGTTTACATAAAAATATCCACTTGTGCTACCACTAATTCCAGAATTGGAATCATTAGAAATTTGCATGTATATTCTTTCACCATTTATAAAATTATGATCAGGTATTGTAATTGTGCCAGTGTTTGTGCTAATTCCTGATGATAAAACAGATTTTGATCTATCTGTGCTTTGAGTATCAAAAGATGGATACCCAGAAAAAGAAACATAAGTATTTTTATTTACATCAGAAAATGAATTTTGTATGTTTGACAATAAAGAGGTGATACCAAAATTAGATGATGCATAATTTAGTTTCTTTTTAATAGTATAATCACCAAAAACTATAGAACCCAATTGAATTCCTCCAGTAATTAGGAAACGAGTTGGAGAAAATACATTACTAATAACAGCATCTTGTATTATTAAACCTTCTGTGTTTGTAAAAATAATATCTACTATATCACCTATTTTTAAAAAATGCTCTGTTAAAGTTGTAAAACTAAGAGAACCAGCTGCATGTTGATGAACATTAATGTATGATAAGTTGTTATAAAACCAAGTATTAAATTTTTTGTTAGACACATCATACTTTTCACCTAAATGTTTGACACGAATAGAATCATCTGTATCAAAATACTTAGTAACACTTACATTATCTGCTGCACCAGAAATAGATCCAGTTATTCTCATTGTGCAAATCTTTGTTAAATCATTATCTTCATAACCATATACAAAATTAGTATCAATGATTGGATCAGATTCTGTTAAAAATCTTGATACACCAGTGCATCCAAAAAATTGATTACTTGACTTAGATGTGTATTCTGCTAAAGTATAAATGTTATCATCATTTTTATAATAAAAATTACCTGTTTCTCCAAATCCTATGGTAGAGTCAACTGTAAGAATTTCTGTTGTTAAAGCTGTGCCAACTACTTTTGTTTTTGTTGAAACATTAAATTTATCTTGAATTGTTCCTTTTGAAAAAGATATTTGATAATATTTTTTATTTCCTAATACTTTTGTTGTTACATTTGACACTGCACCACTTGCAGTTGGATTCATAAAAGAATCTTGATATATTTTAACACCAACCAGATTTAAAGGGTCGCCAGAGAGAACTTCAACTACAATATCATCAGTTACGTCCCATTCAGCTTCTGATGGCATAATTGTTTGGTCAAAGGGTTTAATAATTTCAACTTGTTTACCATATAAAACTTGAAAGAGAATTTGTAAAGATGCATCTGTTCCTTTTGAACTGTAAAAATCTCTTGCTCTTGATAAAATATTTTCTACATTTAATCCATAAGTAAGATTTCTATCCTCTAAACCAGGTAAAAAGTTCTTTTTAAATTTTTTGTAAAATTCAGTTACAAATAAAAAACTCAAATTAAGAACTAATGAATTATCCTCATGTGCTGCTGCGTTAGTATCACTGAATGTCAAAAACTCTGGATTTCCTTGAGTTTTCAATTCAGATATGCCACTAAATCCACGAACACATCCTGTAAAAGAAGTAGCAGTTTTTCCAGTGTACGTAATAATTTCATTATTAATTTTTAACAGTCCGTATGTATCTGGAAATCCTATTGTTTGATTTACGTTGATTACATCATCATATGCATAAGTAAATGACGATAAAACTACTGGAGACTCTGGAGTTACGGTGTTGGGGACAGGAACTGTTTGTTTTTCAACCAAAGAAATGTCAGCAACAGTTGATATCTTTTTAAGTGATGAAATATGATCAGCCAAGTATGTTGTTCCATACTCATGTTCTTCTGATTCATAATACTGAGTTAAAAACTCTATAAAAAGTGGATTATCTGCTTGTATGAAATCTGGTACTTGACTTTCCAGAATATTTGAAATTTTAACTTTTTTATCAGACATTTCTTATCTTGTATATTTTTTATTACTAATGAAACTAGAGGGTGGTATGTAGTTTGTTCCCGAAACGTTTGAACCTGAAACAAGAACATCCTCTAATAGGTTTAATTTACTATTTCCTGTAGTATCTAGCACAATATAAAGGTTCTCTTTTGCTACAATATCATTTGATTCTGGAGTCACTTCAATTTCAACACGATTAGACAATGATGTAGATGAAATATTTACTGGAAATAGTATTACTTCACCTTTTATATAATCTACAGTGCCTGCATTGTTATTAACATAAGTAATTACTCCATTTTCAATTTTAAAAAATTTAACTATGCCAGTTAATTGGTCGTTGTTCGGAAAATCTGTCAAATATATATCCCCTTCGACAGAATCAAGTTTAAATGCAGATGAACGAACATTAAATCCTTCTAAATCGGCATGAAACTTATTTCCATAACAAACTTCATAAGTTGCAACAGTGTTATATGCTGGAATCATGTTTCTTCTCATAACAAGTGTTGTAATATTTGAAGTTATTCCATCATCAACCTTATCAATCTGAGAAAGTAACTTACTATATTTCAATCTTCCACCAAAAGAGTTAATATCTGATGATTTAGAGTAAGATTCAATGGCAGATATGATTCTGCTCTGTAAATTTAACTTATCAGATATGAATCCTGAGTCATAAGATACAGTTGAGTTGTATTCAACGTACAAATACATTAAATCTAAAAATTCTTGTTTAATTCCAGCTACTGTATACTTTTTTAAGTCCCTTTTAATTGAGTCTTTTGCTACAGCTGATAAAAATTCGCCATTTTTTGGTTTAACTGTGATGTAAACTTTACCAAATTCAGGTGGATCAAGTTCTTCACCCCCATAAGCACTTACTGAATCAACATTTGGGTATAAAAAGGGTATTAAACTCTTATAATCATTCGGTGTAACTGCCCTATACTGCGATGCATAGACTCTTGGAGCAAGATATTTAACATTATCAATAGATTCTATGGAATCTCCATTTTCAGAGGATTGAGTGGTTCTTAAGAGGGATATACCACTTGTAATATCAACATCAGCACCTCTAGAAGTATATGTCAGTTTTCCAGAAAAAGTGAAATTTGAAGCACCATTACCTTCTTCTCCATTAGTGATGATATAACTCACTTCAATATCTGATCCATTTGCTGGTTGTTTACCTAAAATATTATCACCAAACATAATTTGATATTTTTCATCATCTATCTCTTGAACTAGGAATAATCTAGAATTTTGATTTACTTCAAATATATTTGTATACAAATTGTATTGAAATTCGGTAGATGCTCCATCATTATGCTCAATAACATTTACACGAATTGAAGAAGTGTCAATATTTGAATTTGGTAAAATATATCTCTCATTTGTTTGTGAAGTGTTTACTTTAAATATTTTTGTCAAGTAATTTCCTTCGAATAATGAAATATTATTAAAACTTGCGATTCCGTTACTGTTTGGTGTTACTGTAATGTCTTCTGGTATTGAAAATATCACGTTTCCACCCTCAACAGCACCTAATGCTACTAGGCCTGCGTTTAACTTAACTTGTTTAGCGTCTACATTTGACACATCAACGGTAAAACTAACTGTTGCGACTGATGATTTAGTGGATCTTGGAACATAACCTATATTTCTTGCCAATGATACAACATTTTCACGTAGAGTAGCACTATCAATGAATGATTCATTAACAGCCATGTTCGTATTGTAGGCAGTTATATAAGAGTTATATGCTAAAGTGTCTATTAATATAGAGAAATTAGATCCCTCGAAGTCAAAATCTGTAAAATTTGAGTTTGATCTCAAATAATCTTTGATCTGAGTCCTTAAAGTATTAAAATCGAGGTTTGTAAACTGTGTAAATGACATTATACCCTAGTCGGTTGAAGTAAAAATTCGATATTTTGTGTCGGAAACGGTAATCCTGTAATTTCATACTCAATTCTTATCTGCAATTCATATGAATCTACTAAAGATTCAACAAGAACATTACCTAATTTGATCCTTGGTTCAAAATTTTTAAGTAAAGTTGCAATTTCTCTTTCTAAAAATGATGCAATGTCATTCAAATTCGTCTCAAATAACGAATCTTCAATTGATGTACCCAATAA